AAGGCTGAACCTGTCGGGTCGCGGTGGGTGTGATTTGACATGTGGTGGGTTCCGATTGTCGTGGCGCTTATTGGTGGCCCTTTGATGTGGGGGTTGCACCGCTTTGACAAGCGGAACACCGAACAGCATGGTCAGAACATGCAGGTTCTCAAGAGTATTGAGAAAAAAATTGACAAGGTTGATGACCGTTTGCACGGTCATATTGAGTGGCATATCGGCCAGAAGGATGATTGACGTGAGTTACAAGGATGCTTTCAAGCGGGCTGTTGCCACCTTTATTGCTGGTGCTACCGCTTCGCCTGCGACAGCGGCGGTGTTCAATATTTCGTTTGTGAAGGCCGCAGGTATTGCTGGTCTGATTGCGGTATGGAACTGGTTGGGCCGTTCGGCTCAGGTTTGGAACAGTGATGGCTCGGACTCCTAATAGCGAGATTCTCGCACGCTACAAGCAGCACGTCGCCAAGTCTAAGCGTTGGCGGCGTGAAGAAGGCTACGACGATACTTGGCGTCGCCTTATTGACATGTATCGTGGACGGCACTACGAGTATGCAACAGATGAAGACCGTCTGCTGGTGAATATTGCGTTCTCTACGGTGAACGTGATTAGCCCGAGTGTGTCGGTGAACTATCCGAAGATTGCTGTTAACGCGCGCCGTCCTGAGGACGCGCCGCGTGCAATCATTACTGAGGCTATTGTTAACTACTGGTGGAAGCACTACAAGGTGAAGCCCGAGTTTCGTCGGGCTGTTAAGGACTTCCTTGTTGTTGGCCATGCGTGGTTGAAGGTCGGCTATCGTTATGTTGAAGAGGAACAGATTGGCGACAGTGACGATGTGTCAACTGTTGATGAAAACAATCTGATTACACCGACCATCATTGTTCGTGAGGACAGGCCGTTCGTTGAGCGCGTGTCGCCGTTTGATGTTTATGTTGACCCCGATGGGACAGCAGAAAGTGACATCAAGTGGATTGCTCAGCGTATCCGCCGTCCCATCAAAGAGATTAAGGCGGACAAGCGGTACAACAAGGCGGCACGCGAGAACGTGTCGCCAACGAGTGTAACCCGCCATGTTGATGACCCGTCTGACCGTAGGACTTGGGATGAGTCCATGCAGTATTCGGACATTTGGGAATTCTACGATTTGCGAAATGGCCGTATGGCCGTTTTCGCAGAGGGTGGAGACCAGTTCCTGATTAAGCCGACGAAGATGCCGTATGCGTTCGGTCATCCGTTTGTGATGCTCCGCAACTACGACATCCCCGACTACTTCTATCCGATGGGTGACCTTGAGGCGATTGAGCCTCTGCAGCGCGAGTTGAATGAAACTCGTACGCAGATGATGAATCACCGTAAGCGGTTCTCGCGCAAGTACCTGTTCAAGGAGTCTGCATTTGATGCTGATGGTCGCAGTGCGTTGGAGTCCGATTACGACAACGTGATGGTTCCTGTTGCTTCCGATGAGAACCTTGGCAATGTTGTGGCTCCGTTTCCTGCGGTCATCACGCCACCCGAGTTCTACAACCAGTCTAATATGATTCAGGCTGACGTGGAACAGATTTCGGGTGTGACCGAATATCAGCGTGGCGGTCTACCTGAGATTCGTCGTACGGCAACAGAGGCAGCCATCATGCAGGATGCCGCTAACGCTCGTGCGGCGGACAAGTTGGCTACTATTGAGGTTGTTATCGCTAATGTGGCCGAGCGTCTGGTGGCGTTGGCTCAGCAGTATTTGACTGGCGAGCAAGTAGCCCGTGTGGTGGGGCGTGATGGTGAGCCGATGTGGGTCACGTTTGACCGCGATTATATCGCAGGCCAGTTTGACTTTGAGGTTGAGGCTGGCTCTACCGCTCCAGTGAACGAGTCGTTCCGACGCCAGATGGCGCTTCAGATGGTGGATGCTATGGCTCCGTTTGCTGGTGCTGGCATTGTGAACATGCAGCAGTTGGCTGCTCATGTTCTCCAGTTTGGTTTCGGTGTCAAGAACCCTGACGAGTTCTTGCAGGCTCCGCCGCCGCCCATGCCTGAGGCTGGTGCGGCTGGCGTTCCGCCCGAGATGGGTGCTGGCCCTGCTGGGATGCCACCCGAGATGATGGGTGCTGCTGGCAGCCCGATGCCGTCACCTGACATCATTGCCCCGCCCGCCGCTAATCCCAATGAGTTGAGTGGGGTTGACCCCGCTGTGCTTGCCGCTTTGTCGTCGCGGCTGGGTATTGGGCTACCGAATCTTTGATATCAGGTAACGCCTGATATCAATATATAGAGCAACCTGCTATGGACTCTAGGAGTAAAAGTGAGTGACATACAAGAAGTCCCCGAAATTGACCCCGTTGTTGACGGACAAGTCGCAGAGGTGGACGGTGAAGCCCCCGAGGCTGATATCCCCGAACTGAACATTGACGAGTTCGCTGACCACTATGTGACAGTGAAGGTAGACGGTGAGGATGTAAGGGTTCCACTCTCGGAGGCGGTGGCTGGTTACAGTCGGCATGCGGATTATACCCGCAAGACGCAGGAACTGGCTCAGCAGCGACAGGAACTCCAGTGGGCTAATGCGATTCGCATGGCTTTGGAGAACAATCCGTCTCAGACAATTGACTTGCTATCTCAGCATTACGGGGTTTCTCGTGCAGAAGCGCAGCGTATCGCCGATGATTATAGTGTTTTGGAAGAGACTTGGTCTGACCCTGTTGAATCTAAAATGTCCGAGTTGGATAAACGTATTCGGGCGTTTGAGGAGCAGCAGGCTTATGCCGAGTTGGAGCGTAGTATCCAGTCGTTGCAAACCAAATATGGGGAGGATTTTGACCCTCAGGAAGTGGTGTCTGCGGCATTGGCGCAAGGCACTAATAACCTTGAGGCTGTCTATAAGCAGATTGCTTTTGACAGAGTGGCAGCGAAGGCTGAAGCCGCCAAGAAGGTTGCAGCCGACAAAGTCGCTCAGGAGAAAGCAGTTATTGAATCCAAGAAGGCTGCTAGCGCCGTTTCTGGAGGTTCATCTGCTAAGGGCGGCACGGAAGAATCTGGCCCAATCCGTTCAATTTCTGATGCGTGGAACGCCGCGAAGCGTTCCTACGGCATCTCCTAACAACGAAAGGTAACTATCATGGCAGGCAACGCTAACTTTGACGCATTGCTTTCAACTACCCTTGCGAACTATCGCAAGCAACTCACTGACAACGTGTTCACGGCTCGTCCGCTGACCTACTTCCTTATGGACAAGGGTCGCATTCGGATGCTTGACGGTGGCACGAAGATTGTTGAGCCGCTCATCTACGGAACCAACAGCACTGTTGCTTCGTACTCGGGCTACGACACCTTGTCGCTGACCGCTCAGGAAGGCATTTCGGCTGCTGAGTACGATTGGAAGCAGTACGCTGTTTCTATCGCCATCTCGGGCATTGAAGAAGCCAAGAACAATGGCGAGCAGGCTATCCTGAACCTCCTTGAGGCTAAGGTGATGCAGGCTGAAGAGTCCATGAAGGAAGGCTTCAACCAGATGTTCTTCGGTGACGGCACGGGCAACTCGGGCAAGAACTGGAACGGTCTCGGAAACCTCGTTGAGGCTTCGGGAACGGTCGGCGGTATCAACCGCGCGACCGCTGGTAACGAGTTCTGGCAGTCGTATGAGGAGAACACCGCTGGTGCTCTTACTCTCGCCCAGATGACCACCGCGTACAACACGGTGTCGGTTGGTAACGACCATCCCGACATGGTGCTCACGACCCAGACTCTCTTTGAGAAGTATGAGTCGCTGCTCCAGCCGCAGTTGCGCTACACCGACACGAAGACGGCTGACGCTGGCTTCCAGAACCTCCTGTTCAAGGCTGCTCCCGTGGCCTACGACACCCACTGCACCGCTGGTGTTGTGTACTTCCTTAACAGCAAGTACCTCACCCTCGTGGGTCACTCGGGCAAGTGGTTCGCTCAGACGGATTTCGTCCGCCCTGAGAACATGGATGCCCGCTACGCGCTCATCATGTGCTACGGCAACCTGACTGTGCGTAACGCCAAGAAGCAGGGCAAGTTGACGGCTAAGACCGCCTGATTCCTGCTAGTCGCAGGTGGCCCGCTTGTCTTTGGACAGGCGGGCCATTTGCTTTGTAACGAACTGCTTATAGGTAGATGCCTACGGAAGGATTATGATGGCAGCCAAGAAGAAGGTTCAACCCCCGCGCCCACCGTATCTGAAGGAAGGTGGACGCTACCGTGAGCGTTACGGCAAGGAAGAAGTTGTCGGCAATCCGGGGGCTGGCGTGACTCGGCGTGCTAAGTCTTCCAGTGACTACATCCGTCCTCCAATGAAGAAGTCCACTAAGAAAGGTAAGAAGTAATGGCTAGTCGTCGTATCACGACAGATAATCGTACGCCTCGTCCCCCTGTTGGTGGAGGCAAGAAGCCTCCGACTAAGAAGGGTGCAGCCAGTCAGGCTCGTGGCATCAATGTTGGGTTTGGCAAGATGCCAACCCCGCCTGCTGGGAGCGGCAGAATGGTGACGCTTCCCTATAAGCCTTCCAAGAAGAAGTAACGATTCCGCCATCTAGTGATGGCTGGAGTACCTGTTTATTCATATTACGGCGAGTCCGCGTCGCGTGGCTCGCGTCCCTACGCTACTGCTGATGCTCGTCAAGCGCCCGCTGGCGGTATGCCCTTTGAGGGGCATACCCGCTGTCGGGCTAATGGCGAGACCTGTCAGGGAGCACGAGCGAAGGGAACCGATTTCTGCATTGGTCATCTACGGCAGATGGCTAAGGAGAGCCTGAATGAATCTCGCTGACATTCGCAATAAGGTCAGGGCGATTGTGGACATGGACACGGTTGACCTTTCGGACGACCTGCTGGAAATGTACATTCGTGATGGCTTTGACCGCATGATGTCGGTTGAGCGTCGCTGGCCAACTCTGCAGAAGTCGGCTACGCTCAGCACTGTTGTTGACCAGCGCGAGTATGCGTTGAGCACAATTGGTGCGGGCGACTTCTCGGATATCATTTCTATTGTTGATGTGACGAGTGGTGGCATCCGTTTGACTTTGGTGTCGCATGATGATGCTGAGGCGACATGGGTGGGTGGGGCTGACCAGTCTGGTCGCCCCCTGCATTTCTCTGTGTGGGAGCAGAAGATTCATCTGTGGCCCAAGCCTAACGCCGTGTACTCGCTGTCGGTGCGTGGCTATCGCAAGCCTGCTGATTGGTTGGCGAATGATACGACTGAGGTGGACGCCGATGAGCGTCTGCATCAGGCGCTTGTTTATTATGCGGTGGCTCAGGTGTATCAGTTGCAGGAAGACATTGAGTTGGCTGCGTTCTATCGCAATTCGTTTGATGAGAATGTGCGTCTTGTTGCGCGTGACATCATGAAGCCTTCGTCGCATCGTCCGCTTATTTTCAGTGGTCAACCGTTCCATGAAAGTAGCGCAGGCTACCAGTACCCGACTTACTACTGATGATTAATACTATCGTTGTTAATGACTTTACTGGCGGCATCAACTATCGTGCTGATGCTTTTCAGTTGGCTGACAACGAGTCTCCTGACATGCAGAACATTGATGTTGACCCGCGTGGTGGTTTCTCCACTCGTAGCGGGATGATTGAGTACAGCACCTCTGCCGTTGGCGGCTACGGGGCTGGAGCGTTCTCTCCAAAGCGTTTGTTTGCTTGGGGTGGTGCGTATAAGCATCTTCTTGTCGCCGCTAATGACAAGGTGTTCTGGACTGCTGATGGTGTGATTTCGTCGTCCATTAAGACGACGAATAATCCGTATGGTGCTTCGTTTGCCCCGTGGGCTACGTCTTCCACTTCGTTTGTCTACATGGCTGCAGGCCATGGTAATTCTGGCGCTAAGTGGAGTGGGACGACGACAACGACGTTGACTGATTCTGGTACTGGTGCTTGGCAGAACTCGTATGCTTCGCCGACTGGTACGCATATGCCGCGCGCTAATTTGTGCGCTACGCATATTGACCGTTTGTGGGTGGCTGATACGTATGAGAACGCTACGGCTTATCCGAATCGGGTGCGATGGTCGCATCCTACTGTTGCCGAATCGTGGCGGGAAGAGGATTACATTGATGTTGTTGGCGGTGGGTCTGGAATTACTGCGCTTGTTCCATTCGGCGACCAGTTGCTTATCTTCAAAAAGAACGCAGTCTATGCGCTTCTCGGTTACGACGAGGAGACGTTCCAGTTAGTTCCGTTGACGCAGGAGATTGGTTGCGTTAATCCGCAGTGTGTTGTTGCTACCGAGCAGGGCGTTTTCTTTTTCTCGTGGCCTGAAGGATTGTTTGTTTATAACGGTCAGGGTTTCAGCGACTTGTTTGCTCCGTTGCGTCCGTTGATTGATACGGCGCAGTTGAATGAGACTTCTACTGATGGAATCTTTGTGTCGTGGATTGGTCGCAAGATTTATTTGTCAGCACCTGTGGGCGCTGCGCCGTCCACGACGGACACGTACGATACGTCAAGTATTACTTACGATTCGGAAAGCAAGCAGTACGGCGGTAGCACGTTGAGTACTACGCCGACTGCAACGTTTGTGTGGGATGCCACTATTCGTACTGGTGGCGCTTGGACAAAGTATGTGTGCGGCGACGGGTACGGTCTGACGCATGGTGTGGACTTCCTGCAGTCCAATGGCAAGCGCATTGCTGTCGCTGCCCATGCGCATAAGGCTGCGTTGTTGAAGTTGAATCAGCCGAATACGTATGCGGACACTATTCGCGGGACTATTTATCAGTTCACTGCGTACTATTTGACGAAGTGGCAGGACGCTAGTTTGACTACGTCTAAGAAGTTCTGGCGGCGACCTGAGATGGTCGTCCGCCAATTGGGTCAGGACACTTCTATCAATGTGGATGTCTACCACAATTGGGATAGGTCTTCTGTTGATAGGACGTTCACTATTGATTTGGTGGGCGACGACATCAGTGGCGGTTATGGGTCTACGACTATTCCTGACCTTGGGGCTGACTTAACTAAGGGGCATAATCTTGGGTTGGCTAACAGCATCCAGTTGAAGTTGTATTCCTCAAGTGCCACTCCGTGGGGTATTAATGCTATCTCGTATAAGTTTAATCCTCGGCGGGTGCGTATCTGATGCCGCGTAAGTTGTGGACTGCTCCGATGCAGCAGTTTTTGACGGGGGATAATGCCAAGGGTTTGGGTATTATTTTTCGTACGTTGAACGAGTATTTCCGTACTCATATTGGTTTCTGGGGGCGGTATACGGGGACGACGGACGCTAATGGTCGTCTGGTTATTACTCATGGATGTGGCTTTGAGCCGATTGTGGCGACCGTCACGGAGCACTATGTGGACACTGCGCCCCACGATATGGGGCCATTTCATATCCATGTTCTGGATGCTACGACCATTGACCTTCATTTTCTAACCAAGTCAGGGCAGGACAGGGCAACTCATAATATTGAGGTTTGTATCCATTTCATGCCCGCTACCTCGTGAAACGCTAAAAGGTATTAGTGATGGCATTTTATCCTGATTTGTCCCTATGGTATGAGGAGCAAAGGCGACCCGCTCAGCAGAAGCGGGACGCCAGTCTGGCTATGAACTCGTACGCCCGTTTCCTGTCGCAGCAGCGAGGGAACCGTCAGGCTATGGATATTGACGTGCAGGGGACGAAGGGTCTCGGCAAGTTGGCGTCGTCCTACGCTCAGCGTGGACTAGCCAACAGTGGTATTCGTTCTGCGGGTACTGGTGAGTATGGCGCTGGGTGGCAGCGACAGAAGCAGGATGTTCTTGACCAGATGGCTCAGGATATTCAGGGGTTTGATTTGCAGGATGCTGCGGCTAATGCCGAGTATGACGCGATGATTCAGCAGTTGAATCGTGAGAAGGAGCGTCGCATTCTTGAGGCCGCAGTAAGTCTTGACCGTTTCCGTCCGTTCTTAGGGAGTTAGTTATGGCTACAGCAGACCAGATGCAGCGTGAACGTGAGGCGCAGCAGCGCGCTCGTGCAGCGCAGACGCGCGCCAACGCACCCGCGTGGGGTGCTGCGCGTGAAGCGCGTACAACTAGCGGTCAGGGTTCGGGTCGTGTGGGAACGACCACGAGTAGCCCTAACACTACTCGTCGTGACAAGACGTGGGACGAGATGAATGATTCGGAACGTAAGGCCGCTCTTGACAAGGTGGACTGGGACGCTCTTGCCCGCATGGGAGGGGCAACAACCTCTAACACTCCTACCGATAGTGGTGGTGGTGGTGGTGGACGCAACCGTGAAGACCGCACTAACACGACCGCCATCAGCAATCTTTACCGTGATGCTCTCAAGGCTCTTGAAGATGAGTATGCCCGAGGCTACGAAAATGTTCTTGGTTCTATCGGACGGATGGAAGCAGACCCGTATAACACGGCTAACGCTTACGCCGCCCTTCAGGCTGTAGCCCCGACTGTCGCCGCCAATCCGATTGCGGATTATGCGGCTGCTACTGGACTGTCTGCTAATCAGGCGGCTGCTCAGACGGCTTTGGCGAACGCTCAGGCTGACCAGTATCAGCGTGCTGCTCAGAACATGCTTGATGTTATGCGCACTTCGCAGGAGGCTGCGAATGCGTCACGCATGGCTGACATTGGTTTGATTCGTACGGGCGCTCAGCAGGATTTGGAAGCCAACAAGCAGATGCTGCGGTTGGCTTTGGAGAAGTCACGTATCGGCGACATCTCGGGTATTCAGCAGCGCAACTTGGAGAACGAGATGAATCTCCGCAATTCGCTAACCAATCAAATTATGAGTTTGTTCAGCGGTCAGAATGTTGCTCCTGAATCTGTTCTTAAGTTGATTGAGTCTACGTGGGCGAAGATTAATTCCAACCGTTGGGCTGGAGGCTACTGAGATGTCGGACGGCAACGGCATTGAGATGACTCCCGAAGAGGTGAATGCCTTTTGGGATTATATCGGTGGTGGCAAGACAGGCGGTAGCAATGCCAGCCTGTATAACAGCGTTATCGGCATGGTCGGTAATCCTGTGTTCCTTCTGCAGCAGGGAATCATTACGCCTGAGTCGCTTGTTGAAAACATTAGGTTGCAAACTTCTGAACCTATTGATACGAGCACCATTGACTATGTTTCATTAGAGCAGGGTGCTGTTGGCGAACCTTTGTTGATGTCTGCTTTTGATTTGATTAAGCAAGGCTTTTCTGTTGGCAGCACTATGCGTGCATTGTATGGCGAGGCTGCTGGCACGGCAGGCAAAGTTAGTGAGAAGGCTGCGTTTGATATCAACTCTATTGAAAGCGATTTGAATGCTTTCAAGGCTGCTTGGGATGCCGCCAACGATGTCGCCGACAAGGTTGCTAACAACGAATACTTTGAGCGTGGCGGTGTTGTTTATAAGCCGAAGCCGTTGGATGAGGCTCAAGGCATTCTTGCCGCCATGGGTTTGCCTAAGTATTTGCAGAACCCTCTTCTTTGGGAAACTGTTCCTGACCCTACGCTGCTAGCGGATGCTGTTGCTGGTGAAGAGAAGGCCGCTTCATTAGCGAAGCAGTACAATCTTCTTCTTACACCGACCAAGGATATTGAAGACCCGAAAGAACGGGTTGCTACAGAAAGACTGAAGGCTCAGGCCAAGGAAGTTAATGCCGCCACCCAGAAGGCTGGCGAGTCTGCTTATAAGAACTTCTTGGAAACTCAGGCGAAGAAGCCTGAGATGCAAACCAAGTTTCAGTATGTAGTTCCGGGAACTCAATATAACGACCCATACACTGGTGTTCCTAATTTCCGTGGTGGAGTCAAGGCTGTTACGACGGACAAGAACAAGCCAGCCAATGATATGTGGGCGAAGATGGCTGGTTCGTATGCTGCTCGCGCGCAGTACGAACAGGGCAAAAAGCCCATTACTGATTTGCAGAAGGCTTCCGCTGAGGCTCTTGCCCGTGCGCAAGAAGCACGCAAGCAAGCACTTGCCAAGGGCAGTCCTCTTGCTATGAGCATCTTGTCGCAGGGTTTGCCTTTCGCTAGTGCTGCTGTCGCGCCAACACCACGCGCGCCATCGCGTCCTGCGATGCGCACGTTAAGCGATGCCGAGATTGAACTGATGTCCAACATGCTTGCTGGTGGAGGGAATGCGTAGTGGCATCTCTTGATGAGATTCTTGCTCAACTAGAAAAAGATAAGAAGGCTCTAGGTGGCGGAACTCCCGCTTCGGCCGTAGTCCGCCGCCAAGACATTCTTTCTTCTGCTTTCAAGGGGCAGATTGCGCCGACACCAGCAGCCGATAAGGGTGGCTGGGGCGGTCTTGTTGAGAGCATCGTTGACAGCCCCATTGGCAAGGTTGCCACCAAGGGTCTTGACGTTCTGTCTATGGGTGGCCGTGCTGTTGCGTCGGGCATTCAAGAAATTGCTGACACTCTTGACACTGACCCTAAGACTTCTGCGTCTTGGGGTGATTTCACTAAGCAGATTGGTGACCCGACGTTCGGGTTTGGAACTGTCATTGGTGATTTGACTGGCAACAAGTGGGTTGACAGGGCGCTTGGTTTCATTGGTGATGTTGCTATTGACCCGTTGACGTATGTGACGTTTGGGGCTAGCAAGTTTGCTGGGCAGGGTGGTCGGTTCGCTTTGGCTCGTATGGCCGAGAAGGCTGGCCTTGATGGAGCGAAGGTGGCCAAGGTGGCACGCTTTGGGCGTGCGGCGTTGGATGCCGAAGACATTCAGCGTCTCGGCATTAATCGTGCTGGGCTTTACATGTTTGGCAAGAAGTTGCCCGCAACTAACAAGTTGGGCGAACTGGCTGAGAAGTCGCTTGCTATGGCTCGTGTTGCTTTGTCGGACACGAAGATGGGTCGTGCTTTCCAGAAGGCGTTCACGCCTTTGGATTATAAGGAGATGCGTCTTGCTTTGGCGCGCGGTGATGTGCTTCCCGAAAAGGCTGCCACTGCTATTAAGACCGTTACTTCTCGTGATGTTGAACGGCAGGTTGCCGCTCGTTCATCTACGGAAGGTCAGCGTCGTGTGGCTACCGCACTTGCTGAGGGTGGAGAAGCCGAGTTGGCGTCCGTGCGCAAAACATTGCACACGGTGTTGGAGAATCCGCAGTTGCTCGCCACTGCTTCGCCTGTCATGCAGAAGGCTTACGAGCGTTGGACTAATGTGTTCCGTTCTTTCTGGGATGACATCAATGGTGGTTTCGCAAAGATTCAAGGCTTTGAAGGTGGCGTTGGTCAGGTGCAGGATTACTTCCCGCACATGGTTACCGATGATGCGCGCAAGTGGATGGACAAAGGTCTCAATGCCTACTCCAAAGAAGTGGCAGAGTTCCTTGATAATCCTCTAGACCCTGTTGCTGTTTTTAATCATCGTAAGTTGAAGAAGGGCAGCGACTGGTTCGGAGTCAAGTTGACTGCGGACGATTTGACCGTTGACCGCCTGAACGAGTTGGCTCGTTCTGGCGGGTTTGTCGGTGACTTCTTTGAGACGGACATCCTCGCTGTCGCCGAGAAGTATGTGAAGCAGTATGCCGACCAGATGGGTGTCGTCGCACGTCTGCAAGATTTGGCTGACGGCGGAGTCATCAAGATGCTCTCCGAGAAGAGTCTTGAAGAAGTTGTTCTTAACCCTAAGCACATTAAGGCGCAGGCTAAAGTTGTCGGTGGCATGGATGATGCTGTGGCGTCCGCCGCTATAGGCGCTAAGGACGCCGTACAGGTTGCTGTTGAGGCTATTGATACGTTGGGTCGTGAGTCCGCCCAAACGATTGCGTCTATCGGCGCTGAGCGTGCCGCTCGCGGAGCAGCCACTGTTGATGCTTTGGATTCGTTGAGGGCGACGACAGGGAAACTGGGCGCTGCCGCTAACGAATTGGATAATTATCGTCAGACTCTGACCGCGCTTGTCGGTGCTGATGGTTCGCTCCCGATTGCTGTTGGGCCTGTGATGAAGAAGGTTGATGAGGTGCAGGCCCGTCTTGTTGGGTTGCAGGCCCGTATGCAGCAGTTGATTGATGAGGAAACTGCTTTACGTGCGAAGGGTGGCATTGCTAGCGGCGAGCGTGTTGCTGCTCGCAAGCAGGTTCAGGCTGAGGCTCGTGAGGCTGCGAAGAAGATTGATTCAGATATTACTGGTTTGCGTGACTCTGTTAGTTACAACCAGTTGCTGACTGATAACTATGAGATTGCTAAGAACGGCACGAAGTTCAGTGGCAAGTCTGCGTTCTTGAATGATATTGGTCAGTGGTTGGGTGCTGCTCCGATTAGTCAGGCTAAGCGTGGCCGTGCTCCGATGCGTGCTCGTGTTGGTGGTTCTATTACTGATTTCATTCAGCAGCGTTTCAAAGACAGCCCTATTTTCAAGAAGGTTGCTGGGGATGCGAAGGTGTCTCCGTCGCGTGTGGCGACGTTCAACACCGAGCGTGTTGAAGGAACTGTTACTGTTCTGTTGAATGATGGCGCTCGCGGTCTTGAGGATGGTCGGGCTGCGAGTTTGTGGGTTGTTGCTCGTGATGAGATGTTCTTTGACGGCGACATTCCTGATGTGTTGGGTGGTGCTCGCAAGGAGTTGGAGGATACTCTTGACGGCGCGCAGCAGGCTGTGTTGCGTGAGAAGGCTGCTGCTTCGGCGAAGACGGTTGATGTTGCCGATGCCAAGAAGGGCGCTGACCTTGAAAAGGTCGCTAATGAGATTGTTGGCAATGAGCAGTCTGTCAGTCAGGCCACTCAGCGTGCTGCCGATGTTGAGTTGGTGGCGCAGGAAGCGAAGTCTTACGCTGAGCGTTTGAAGAAGTTCAGTTCTATCCGCGAGTCTTTGGAGTCTCGCGGGTTGGCGACATCTGAAGAATTGATTTCCGATGCGGACAAGAACGTGCTTGTTACTGTGCTTCTGGATGAGCAGCAGATTGCTGAGCGTGCCGCTCGCGCAACTGCGAATGATGTAGGCGAAGACCCTGCTGCCCGCATTGCGGCTGAGATGAATGCCGCAGAAGTTGATGATGCTTCCTTCACGCAGTTGTCCGATGAGATGGTTGACGAAAGCGACGTTACTGGTTATGGGACTGGTGGACGTACTGAAGATGTTAAGGCTGCTAGGAAAGCGACATCGGAGGATAACGATTTTGCTGCCGCTATCAATTCTGCCATTAAGAACAAGATTGATACGTATGCAGATTTGCATGATGCGTTGCGGAAGATTGAGACCGCCATCGGTGAACGCCAGTGGAATGTTGGTCAGGGCGTTTCGGAGAGGGTGTACACGGTTCGGGATGCGATTGTTGCGCCCAACTCTGTTGATGGGCTGAGCAATATTGACCGTGCTCTTACTCGCACGTCCGCTCGTGAGGCGGAACGTGCCGCTGTGGTGTCGGGTCGTACGGCTGCCGAGTCGGCTGCTGATGTGGCCGAGAAGTTGTCGTTGTATCAGGCGTTGTCAGAGACGTATCAGCGGTTTGTGAATACTGTTGCGACTCTTGGCAAGGTGGGCTTGACGCCCACTAAAGAGATGTTGTCTGATGCTGCTTCTGCGGCGACAGCAAGCATGCGTCAGTCGTGGCGGGCTGAGGTGACCCGCTTGTCGGCGCAAGGTGGCCCCGAGTTGGAACGTGCTCAGCGTGTGCTGAATGCTTTGGAGGCGTTCGCGCAGAATCCTGCCGATGATTTGTATGCGCGCATGTTGACTGATGCCGAGCAGCGTTTGCGTTCCGCTGGCGCTGCTCTGCCCGATAACGGTCGTCTGAATCCTTTGGATGGTTCTGCACGCAAGGCGATGGATGATGCTACGGATGCGTTGAACAATGCGAAGACAGACCCGTTGTATGGCAAGGCGTTGAACGATAGGGACATGGTTAACGCCATGAACGATTTGGCTGATACCGATTTGTTCAACTATGAGTTGCCGAATGGTGTCAAGGGTTTCATTGTTGAAGATGAGGCTGGCAATGCTGACCTTCTCATGATGCCCGATGGTACGCCGCTGTCTTTCACGGAGGCAGAGTGGCGTTCTCTGTATCGCAAGACCACTCCTGAGTTTGACGAGGGAGATAAGGCCTTTGATGCGTATCTTGCTGCGCGAGATTCGTTGGATAGGGTTAATTCCCAGATTGAGAATAAAGCCAAGTTGCTTGAAAATGGTCGGTCAATGATTGCCGACATTGAGCGCAAGAAGAGTTTCGGCAAGGCCACACCTGATGACATGACCAAGTACGCCAAGGTTCGTGGTGCGATGGTCAAGGTGCAACAGGAGATTGAAGATTTGCAGAGCAAGGCTTCGCGTCTTCGCGCTACGCTAGATGTGGAAAGCCCTGAAGTGCAGGCTGCTGCCCTTGAGAAGATGCGCATTCTTGTCCATGGCAATGGTACTCAGCCAGCATGGTATAAGTCTGGCAACGACATTTCGGGCGTGTTGTCTGGCAATGCCTCTGTCGTTGCTGAGCGTCGCGCCAATTTGAAGGCTGCTTGGGAAACGACGGAAGAGTTCAAGTTGTTGAGCACTGTTGATGAGTTGGCTGCTCGTGCCGAGAAGTCGGCACAGCGCAGTTTCTCTTCTTCCAAGCAGGCTGTTGAAACTCACGCCGACAGGTTGAAGACTGCTGCCGATGAGGCTGCCGAGGCTGCCGCTAAGCAGCGCGAGTTTGAGGCTGCTCAGAAGGCGGCGGAGACTGTGGCTCCTGCCGCCGCACCTGACCGTTCCCGCATTAGTGCAATCATGGACAGGATTGAAGGCATCTCTGCTGAACGTACCGCTGTGGCTGGAGACATCAAGGGTGCTGAGCGTGAGTTGCGTTCGTTGCAGAAGGCCGTTGAGTCGGCTCGTAGCCGTCTGGTCAAGGACTTGGGCGGTGTTACTGGCTTTGACGGGAAGATTGGTAAGGCAACTCAACGGGTTGAAACCTTGCGCGAGACCGCTATTAAGGCTCAGATTGCTTACGACCAAGCGCAAGCAGTGGCGATGAGTTATGACGAGTTTGCTGAGAGTGTGATTCCTTCGCTGGAGAGGAATGTTGCTATGGCGAACAGTCTGCTTGAGGGCACAACTGTTCTTCCTCAGCCCCGTATTGATGGCAAGTTCGGGCCTCGTCCGACTGTTACGGGTGTTCCTGCTTCGGTGCGTGAGCGTGCGGCGCAGACGGCTGCTGACCGTGCTGCTGGCACGAAGGCTGCCGCTGGCCGCCTTAAGAAGGCACGTCTTACTGATGAAGAGTTCAACGCTTTGATGGAGTGGCGTGAGGGTGCGCAGCGTGCGTTGAAGCAGTTCAATGATGACCCGAATAGTTTGATTAGCAAGGTGCTTGTCGCAGCCTCAGATGCTGAGTCTGCTCTGTGGAGCACGCGGTTTGATTTGAACCGTGAGCAGATGATTCTTGAACGGTTGCAACGCGGCGACACGGTTGAAAAGATTAAGCAGTACACGGAGCGTGGCTTTGAGTCGTTGGAGAAGATTGGACTTCCGGGGATGCAGGCTCCCCGTGAAGTTTACGACATGCTGACTAATGTTCGTCGCGCTACTTCGGGTGTTAATAAGACGTATGCTGGCAAGTTGTTGGCTAGGTATACGAAGTTCTTTAAGGCGTATGCGACGTTAAGCCCCGGATTCCATGTGCGCAACGCTATCAGTAACACGTTCATGATTTTTGCTGCTGGTGCTAGCCCGAAGAATGCTGCTCGTGGTTTGGAACTGTACACGTCTTTGATGAAGCATATTCGTGGTCAGGGCAAGATTGAGGATTGGCTGGCTAAGTTCAGTGGCACGGAGTTGGAGCGTGTGAATACCGCTCTGCGCGCCATGGAGGCGGCAGGCGGTGGACGTGTGGAGGAAGCGTTTGCTGATTTCGCTCGCCGCGGTCAGCGCCTGAGTGATAACCGTATTCTTCGTAAGTCACGGCAGATTGGTGAACGTGTTGAAGGTTCGGCGCGTTTCATGTTGGCGTACGATTCGGCTGTATCGGGAATGGATTTCAGTGCGGCGACAGCGCGGGTGCGGCGCTACTTGTTTGATTACATGGATGTCGGTTCGGCTGATGAGCGTATCCGTGCGATTGTTCCGTTCTGGATGTGGATGTCCCGCAACCTTCCGTTGCAGATGATTAACCAGTGGACGAACCCGCGTGCGTATGCTATCTACAACAACTTCATTAAGAACTTCGGTCAGCCTGAAGAGGGCGAGATTGTTCCTTCGTGGTTGAAGGAGCAGGGTGCTGTGAAGATTGCTGACGGCTGGTATCTGTCGTTGGATTTGGGTTTCAACCGCCTTGGTGAGACGTTCAAGATGTTGGAGAATCCGAAGCGTTTGTTGTCGGATGTGAACCCGTTGCTTCGCCTCCCTGTTGAGGTCGGTCTCAGCAACACGAAGTTCTATAACGATGTTCCGTTCGGGCAGAAGGGTGAGCAGCCTGTTGGTGGGCCGCTTGCTCCTGCTGTTCAGGCTCTCGCTGGCCTATTGGGCCAGACGAGAGAACTGGAGACTGGTGGGACTGGTGTGAGTCCGAAGTTGAATTATTCGTTGATGAGTGCGATTCCGTTTATTGGTCAGGCTGAGCGGCTTGCCCCGAATACGGAGTTGTACAGCGACAGGCAGTTGGGCAGCATCTTGTCGTATCTTGGTATTCCTGTTCGTCAGGTGACTGAGTCTCAGCGTGAGGCTGAGTTGCGGCGACGTACTCGTGAGGGAGAGGCGTGATGAAGTTGTGGCGTGGGAAGCGTAAGTACACTGGTTTTGATGGTGTTGCTAAGGGGCGTTTGGCTGGCACGCAGAAGTTGGTTGATTGGGTGCGGTTCTTGAACGCTGGCAAGATTACGAATCTTGGTACGTTTGTGGTGCGTGACCAGCGTGGCCATGAGGGTAAGCCCAGCATTCATGGTACGGGGCGTGCTATTGATTTCGGTTATAAGCATCGTGAGGATGCTTTGGTTGTTATGGATTTCCTTATCCGCAATTGGGAAGCGTTCGGTTTGGAACTGATTGTGGATTATTTCCCCGCTCCTTACGGGCGGGGTTGGAACGTGACACGTCTAGCGTGGTCGGATTATAAGAAGCCGACTGTCGCTGGCGCTCCGTCAGGCAAGTGGTTCCATGTGGAGATTAGCCCTGAGGTTGCTGGTGATGCAGCCTATATTGATTGGGTGTTCTCGCTACTGTTGGCTCCGACAGCGGGTCATAAGCCTTCATCGTTGTCGTCGTAGTCTGCTTCTAACGCTGTCTGCACGCTTAGTGCGATGGTGTGTAGAACTACCATCATGTCGTAAAGGGCGTTTATGTCGCCTGTTCGTGCTCGTTGATATTGGTTGACGAAGTCTACGGCTGATTCGTGACTGATGATGATTGTCAGTTCGTATGAGGTGAGAAGGTCTTCTTCTATTTTGCGTGCTCGGGCAGCGAGGTCGGCAATGTCTTCAGGGTCAAAGCCTTCTAGGTCGCTCATGTTATCAGTCGGTGTAGATGAGCCGAAAGATGGTGATACAGGGGTCGTCAACTTCGTCGTAAAGGAGTTCTTCTTCGTGTGTCGTCCAGAGGTCGTGCGTAGCGCAGTAACTACGTATCCAATCTTGACGTAGGCCATGGTTAATCCACGCCCACTGGTCTTGGACGATTTCGTTGTTGTGCCGTTCTTCTTTGATGGCGTTAGAAACGCTGCGAAAAAGAATGATGGACATGATAACGATGACGATAGCGATGATGTTGTTAAGCATTTTTCTTACCTCCTGTTTCTAGCAGTTTGTCTATGGCTGCTTGTGCGTCGTCCATGCGTCGCACAAGCGAATAGGGCATCCCTTTGGCAACGAGGTCTAGTTTGACTTTGTCTAGGGATTTGCGAACGTCTCTTAGTTCAGCCTTGTTCACTTTCTTCGCTCCCTGCGGCTGGTGTGTTGAACAGTTCTTCCTTCAGGGTGTCGGCCACCATGGCAATCTCTGCGGCAATCTCTTTGTCGTCGCGTGACAACCAGATGATGATGCCCATCGCTAGCGAGATGGCATCTTGGATGGTGAGTTCGGATGCGTTAGGTGTGTCAGTCATTGCTGTCTTTCAGGTTGAGGGTGAATGTTTCGTTCCATAGCATCATGGCGATAACAGAGTAGCCGACAAGGTCACGCCATGTATCTAGGAGTGATTCGTTGGCGGGTTTAGCGCCGTCTTCTACTAGCGTGAAGAGGCGCGCAATCTTGTCGCACATGCGGATGGCGATTCCTACGTGACCGAACATGAGGATGTTCTGATGGCCGTAGTCATGTTGTTTGGATACGAGCAGGTCGTGCATGCGTTCGCAATGCCAGTTGCCATCGTGTTTGAGTTGCCCGCAGGCCATGTCCCCTACGTCTCCGAAGAGGGTGATGGGGATGTCTTGCTGGTCGCGGACGTGTGCGGCAAGTTTCTTTTGGAATGACTTCATGTGAGCCATGATTGCCTTGCCTGATGGGACGAAGTTGTCCATGTCTTCTAGGATTGCGAGGGCTGCGTCGTCCCAGTTGTCAAACATCTGATACCTCAGGTTGATGGAATGGTTGTTGAGTAGTGTTCGTTGGAGTTCTGCCATTGCACGCTTGGATAGTCTCCAAGCGTGCGGTTTGCTCACTCCGAGACGTTTGCCTAGTTCGGAGTAGGCGACTCCTTCGTAGAAGATTGCTTCTACGCAGTAGCGTGATTGCGGCGACAGGTTCTCTATGGCTTCTTGGACTGCTTCTATGTGGTCTCGGCTGAAGTCTGTCGGTGCTTCGCCCCATTGGAGCATCCATTCGGATTCCGTGCGCGGCTTGGCCGCTAGGTAGTCCATGTCAAACTTAGTCATTGCTCTGCTCGTCGTAGTCTGGGTTGATGAGTAGGTCTGTTACTTGGTCGGGTTGGAGCAGGTAGCCTCGGGATGCGTTGTCGCCTTTGGTTCCGAACATGCGCAGTTCCATCTTGTCTTTGTGGATGTTGATGTAGCGTTTGATTCTATCCACTGAGACGACGGTGAATGCGCCGTCTAGGTTGTATTGGTAGACCCACCATTTGGCTTCGGTGACCATAACGCCCGAGGGTTTCCACCCTCGGTTGCGTGGGTTCTGTTCTATTTCTAGAACCATACGCCCGTTGCGATAGCGGTCTGTCTTGACTTCTAGGTGACCCGAGGAGATGTCGTTGAGGAATCCTTGTACGAGTTCTTCTCCAACTTTGCCGTACTTCAGGTCTTCTGTCCAGTTGGGTTGCCTGATGTCGTAGGCGCTAGTCACCACGCACCGCCTTCCAGTCTTGGAGTGCGATTAAATACTCGCACCCATCTTCACATTGTTCTACTGAATGGTCTACAGCCACCCACTCTGCCATCACATCGCCTGCTTTGCTCAGGTAATCGTTCTGTTCCCGTAGCCGTTCAATCTCGTCGGCGGCGGCAAGTACTGCTCGCCCGTACACCGACTCATCGGGGAATGTCCCGTAGTACATGAGTTCACGGAGCAGGGTAACAATGTCAGCACTCATACCTTTATCCCTGTGATGCGGACGACCTGAGAGTCGTCCTTCCAAGCGACACCGTTCAAGCCGTCAAGGACGGTCTTGATGTAGTTGTCTAGGTCGCCTCTTAATTTAGACTTAACATCCAAATCAATTCGTTCTACGATGATGGCTGTACCTTCGTTGTCTACAACGATGTGTACTGCTACTTCACCTTCAAACACTGGGCCATCCCATGCGGCAGCGATTCGCTTCTCCGCTTCAACGGTGTCTTTCGGTGTGTACATGTAGGTCTTGCCAGTTTTTGACTGACCTGCACGAGGCCTCCCCTTGGGGTGGGGGCGTCCTTCTACGAAGATGGAATGTGACCGTACGCCCGTTCCAACAATTTTACGAGTTCTTTCTGTCCCGCTTGTCCCCGAATCATGTACTTGCCCCATCGTATATCAGCGTCCTCCAGAATCGCTAGAGCATCACTCGGGTTGAGGGATGCTTTCCTACATTCGTGTGCTAGGTGGGTGAGTGTTGTTGACCTGTCGCGCCCTTCAATGGGGCCGCTTCTAAAGATAGCACGACCCAATGGGGTAAGTAGACGGACGGTTTCGTTGAGTGAGGCGGACGGGGGCAGGAGCGCCCCCACGTCCACCTGAGGTGGCTTATAGTGTGCGGCTAGGGCGGCGACCCTATCGCCGCTCACACGGCGTTCTAGAGCCGTCTGAACGAAGATTTCTAGGGGTAGTGGATTGCCTTGCCTGTCCACCATGAACCGTTCGGCTCCACCCGCAGGGTAAGGAAGCCGAACGTAGTTGCCAACCTGATTGGGGAGCAGCGACTCCTGCTTCGGGTTAACTTCCTTCGGGTTCAACTCAACAACCTGATGGGCGGCTAGGAACATGCGTCGCATGTCCTTGGCTGGAATCAGGTCGGGGCAGAACACCCACACGTGGTAGCCACGGCGAGTTTTCTCCACCCACGAGTACACGTCTACGGCGACAAGCGCATCGTGCAGTAGCCACGCATCATCAGGCCCGTCATAGTCAATGTCGGTGCATCCCCACACGCACATCGTTTCTCCCCGATATGGGACACACGGGTAGACGCCGATGTATGGGCCGCTAGTTAGATGCTCAACATAATGCTGACGGTTCAATGCTTCTTTGACGCATCCGCCTTCCCATGCGCCGTAGGCGTCGCCACGGCCACGGAACAAGGTGACGTATCCGTCAATGATGTCATCGGTCAACATGACTAATGCTTGATTTGATTAAGGAACTGTTGCGGCAGTTCGCCGTCGCGCAGACGGGTCAACCGACCGCTGCCTTCCTCAATCTCGTAGTCAATGTCGTCAATGAGCGTACCAGCGGGACGCTTGTTCTTGACGAGGTTGATGGTCAACGTGTGAGCGTGGATACGTGCTTCATATCGCAGGAAGTCCAGTTGTTCCATCGCCCGCTCACTAGCGGATGACTTGTCCAGTTTGGCTTCCAGTTCACGAATCTGTGACTCAATCTCAAACCGCTTGCGGCGCACACCGATGATGTGCGTCGCTTGCTGTTCACCACCGAATGAACCAGACGAGATGGTCATTCTCTTCCCGTCCGCACCCGACGAACGAGAAGTCTGATGAAGTACGAGAAGAGGAACGTCATGCCTACGACCCCACGCTTTCAATGTGTTCGCTTTGGACGGCACGTCTTCACCGCCGCCCTGCAACAATTCCAGATAGTCAAACACGACGAGGTCGGGCTTCTGACCCCACATGTCTGACACCTCAGCCATTGCTTTCTCCATGTCCGACAGCGCCATTGACTGGTCAAACACGGCAAGGTTCGGGAACCATTCAACTGCCGTGTTCTTTAACAGTTCAATAGCCTCGGGTTCATCAGCGGCAACTTGGCGTTCCAAGTCAATTGCGTTCACGCCATGTAGAACGCATGCCAGTTTGATGAGTACCAAGGTGCGAGGTTCGTCGGGGACGAAGTAGATGACGTTCTTGTTGCGGTTAGCAATCAGCATCTGCAACATGGTGAGCGTCTTGCCTGAGTGCGAGTAGCCGATGACGAGACACATCTCGCCTGCGGCGATGCCTCGCATCTCTCTGTCTAGGTCTGTGAACCCAGTGTAAATCCGTTCGTGTGGGGATTGCGCCCACCGCACAAACTCGTGTGCGGCGTCTTCCAGTGGGCGGTAGTACAACATCTGCTTCTGCTCTACTGGGGCGGTCAGGTTGACGGGGGCATCGCCCCCGTCCAACCCTTCCCAACGACGAAGGAGTTCATCCTTGCCGAGTGTGGTCATCCCTGTCCCTTCGGAGGCCAGAACGCTGCAGGCTCAGCACCTTCGGGTGCGTCTGCCTGCTTGAACCACGGGCGCTTCGTGCCGACAGCCTTGTCGCGGTTGTCCCATACCTTGCTAACGCCAGCCTTCTGGCATGCTGCGATGAGCCACTGCGGGAGGTCGCCGTGCTGCTGACCAGCGACACGCACCGTCGTGACTTTCATCGTCGGAGCCATGACGACAGCATTCTCAGCGACAGGGGCGGTGCTTTCTACCGCTGTCGGGAATGCTTCCTTGACAATCTCCATGCCGTTGGCAGTTTGCAACTTGTCGTTCACAAAGTTGAACGCCATCTCCCAGTCGGTGAGCGTGGCTTCCACGTTCTCCGTCTTGGTGATGAGGTCGGCTGCAATCTTTGCTGCCACCTGCATGATGATTGCTTGGTCTTTGCTAATCATGATTTACCTTCCTGAGGTTGGATGTCCGCTGGGGACAACTTACTTCCCTTGCATACAGACCACCACGAACACCACGTTGATGAGCACAAGTAGTGAGTGTCATTGCGTGTCCATGGTTCTTCTGTGCCGATGACTAATGCTGACCGAACGAACGGTCTAACAATGTCTCGGAGCCATGCGACGTGGCTCTCATTGCGGTGAATCGGCACAACCTGCGCCTTGCCGCTCCGAACTAAAACACCGTAGTTGAATGTTGCTGGCCATTCCAGCCAGCCGTGTGCCACGGCGGCTGCCGTGTACATGGTGGGCTGCACAGCCTGAGATTGCTTCTCTTTGGCAGAGTACTTGCGTCCTGCTGTCTTCCAGTCCCACACTGCTGTGTCAGTGACGCAGTCAATCGTGCCGATGCCATGCACCTTCACTTGCTTGTCGCCGATAGTCATTTCGTCCAGCAGAAACGTGAACGATTTTTCCACGGCAACGACAGTGCCGAGTGACGGTGCGATGTTCTTTTCCCATTCGGTGATGAGTTCATGAACGTAATCGTACATCTGCTCGTTCGTGTACTTGACACGTTGGAATGGTTCGCCGAGGAGTTTGTTGAGTTCTTCTAACGCTGCGGGGATGCCAGCCTTCTTGCCTTCCAAGACGCTGGCGATGCCAGCGTGGACTGCTGTGCCAAGGATGGTTGCGTCGTTCGGCATTGACCATTCGGGTCGGACGATTCCTTGACGGCCACGTTCGTTGCACATCGTGGCATCGTTAACCCACGATTGTCGGATGTAAACGTCAATGCTTCCGTCTTCGTTGTAGGTGAACCTCATTTGGTGTCCTTCTGTTTGAGACGGGCTTGAATCTTGGAGGCATAGGACTTCTTCAAGTCTATGTCCCACTTCACCTTGCAGTGTACACGTACTTGGGTGGTGTTCATACCACTTGCGAGAAGTTGTCTGACTTCTTCCATCTGTTCCTTGGTGAACAGGGTCTTGCGGGTTTCTTGCTGACGACGTGCGGCGAGTCGTTGCTGTTCCTTCGTCCGTTCTTGCCGTTGAAGTTCGTCGCGCATCGCCACTTGCGTTGACAGCAGGGTGAGGATGTCCTCGTCGCTGTATGGGGCGGACAGCCCAGCGTACTGCACAATCTTGCTGGCCATCCAAGAATCACGAATCCAGTTATCCATGATTTGAACAGGTTCGGTTACGACGACATCGCAGAGGCATTCATCGTCGTGGCCTGCGACACCGCAGTTTAAGATTAACTTAACTTCATCCATGTTTTCTCCTTTACTGTTATCCATCCCGCCCCCTCACGGGGCGGGATGGATACTGTATCCAGTGGGCTTCGCTACCGCTCAGCAGTATACACAAGCCGTTGACAAGTTTGTCAACGCCTCTTTTTTGTCGTCGCTTCCATGACGCGGGGCGTGCCCCCGTGCTTGATGCATACGGGGTCTGAGAGCAGCGGGACGTGTGTTGTCACACGCCCGCCGCACTCACGGCAGACCCAGTGCTTGACGTGCTGTCCTTCAGAATGGTTCGTCATCGGGACTATAATACATCTGTACTACAGCAAGGGTGTCAACGTACTCCATGAGAGCACCGTAAATAATCTTGCCCAACTTCGTTTCCGCTGCTTGCAAGGTGGGGAACAAATCGCTTGTGTTGTTATCGGCGAGCCAGCCAATCTGGCTAGCGAAGTCGATGTTATGAGCAGCGACGTTGCCCTTCTTGTCAAAGGTGATTGTCACTTGCGGGACAAGAGTCAGGGTGTAGTCGTGGCTATACATGGGGGAACAACTCCACAATGTTGAACTCATCCCACTCAAGGAATCGCTCTTCTCCCATGTGCCAGATGCCGATGCCACCCTTGGTTACGGAATGCAACTCTCCGCACGCAAGTTCAGCACTGATGTTGCCATCCTTGTCCTCACGAGAAATGCACACGCTCTCGTTAATGAACTCTTTCAACGTGCGGACACGATGCTCGTCACCGATACGCTGACTTACTTTAATCATGACACCTCCTCAAGAAGTCCAAGAATCTCCTGCTGCACCGACAACAAAGACCGAAGGTCCGTTGTTGCACCGTCAACAAACTTGCCGTGTGAACCGTTACGTGCAATCTTCATGTTGAGATTGTCGATAGCAATACCGACAGTCTTGTGAAGGGCATGCACCTCAGTTAACGTCAAGTTAAGTTGAAGGTCATTAGGTTCGTAGTTATCTTTCCTACCCATTGGTTTTCCTTTCTGTTATTATGCGAAGACCGAAACGGCCTTGCTTGTCAACGGGAACTTGTCATCCATGATGCGGCGGATAGCCGCAATATCACGGGTGGTATTACGCACGACAGAGCGGTGCTGCTCATAACCCTGCACTGCCATAACTGCATCAAACGCCGTCTCCTTGCGGGTCTTCTCATCCCACTCGGCGACGATGGCATCAAACGCATTGTCGTACATTGTCTGCCCACGGCCCGCATCAGTGGGACGACCGCCGAGGACGGCGGGAATCACCTGACGGGTGAGGGTCTGACGGTCTGCTTCCTTGTTGAGGAGACGCTGAATCTCCACATCAAACGCATCAAACGACACCATCATCTGCTCAAGAGACTTGACGGCAGACGTAGCGATGTCGCTTGCGTTGCGGGTGTGACGCACCACGAATCCGCTGTGCGCATTCCACGGGGTGAACGTGTTCTGACACACCCACAGGTTGTTCATGTACTTGACAGCCAACGGGTACGACCCGTTGTGCGACGTGTAGATGCCCATGTAGCGGGTCATCTTGTCGGTATGGTCGCCATCCTTGCGTACAACCTTGACCATGTCACGGAACTCCACGACAAGGAAGATGACCTGACCGCCCCACAATTCCACTGCTGACACAGGGAACGCATCGCCACGAGCCTTGAACAACACGTCTGCGTACTGTCCGAGCACCTCGTTCTGCACCTCCCCATACTTGTCTGAGTGCATGCCAAGCAGACGGTTCTTGTCGGTGCGGATGATTGCCGCATGGTCTTCGGCGCATTCGGCGGTGACGCCGAGGTCGGCGAGCGTGCGCTTCTCTACACGCCAATCCAACCCTGCGGTGACAAGCAACTCGTTGCCAGTGCGGACGCTGTCGCTAATCTGCACCTTCGTGCCGACAACTTCGCCCTTGCTGTTGCGTGACTCGCCGTAACCGTGCCACGGTTCGGCACGGAACGCACCACTTGTGACGCCACCAAGGACGCCGTTCTTATCGTAACCCATTTGTTTCTCCTTTGTGTTGTTGTTTTTAAGTTTAAATTAAGCCATCTACCAGCGGTTATGTGATGGATGGCGGGTTCTACTTTGTTCGTAGATTCTACCTTGGTCATAGCCAGCAATGTACGCACAGTACACTGCGGCTATGACCATGCCTGCGAAGATGAACGGAAGAGCAAGAACTATCATCGCTCCTCCACCACAATATCAATCGTGTCACGCCCCTCAGAGACGTAAGTAATCTCCACATCCTCGTGCGGGTTGAGGTCAATCTCGTTGCCATCCCCATCAACGTCAGAGAAAGCAGACTCCACAATCTCACTGACATCGTCAATAGGCATGCCGCTTGCTTCCACGGTGATGGTGTAACGCTTCACGGTGGTGACCTCCACATCAAAGGTGTACTCGGTCGTGAACGGATTGAGTAGCGTGCCGTTATCAATCCACTCTTGGATATGTCCGACGCAGTCGTCGTCCTTCTCCACAAGGTCATCGTCCACGAGGGACTTGATGAACTTGTCCATGTCGTTACGGAATCGCCGCATCTTCTGTGCCAACTCGGTACGGTTCGCATCTACGAAACTGTACGCCTTGCGTAGGCTTTCTAGTTCCTTGCTCAACTCTTCCGCCGACAACGGCGGGAAAGCATCAACAGGGGTAACGGTATATTCGGTATTTTCCATTGTTATTTCTCCTTTGTGTTGTTGTTTCTTATTACACCCAGACTCTGCCACTGGCCAGTCTGGACACCATCTTCTGTATACTTATACATTGTGACACGATAGACATCGTCTTCTTCGCACCACCATACGTTCACGTCATAGACATGGACGCTCGTCCACCAATCATCATCACGGCAATCAGCAAACTCCTTCGTAACTGATAGCATAATTACTTGTGCCTCAGCATCGTCAACGAATCTTGTTTCCATTTTATCTCCTCTATTTTATTGTTATTGGGTGAGCAGTTTAGCGACTTGCTCAGGTCGTGGCATTTACGGGTAGTCAACCCCCATGTTCCAAGGTAGGATTGATGCTACCTTTCGGACTTATTGATGCCGACTATGTTAAGTTTAACTTAAGCGACCACGAAATCAGACACACCAATCAACCGACGAGCAGAACCCTTCGCCGACAAGTCACCAACAACACCACCATCAGCAAACATCCACTCATCCGTAACATCAGCATCCACCACACGGACACTGTCATCCACACCGAAGAACGCACGAACCTTATCCGCATCCACAGGCTCGCCCTTACGGCGAGACGTGACCATAGCAATCTTGCCACCCTCAGAAAGCATACGTGCCTCATCCTCCCGACACGACGACTCGTTATGCGAATAAGCATAATGGAAACCCATGTCAGACCGAAGCCGATGAAGATGAACATGCGCAGGATTCTTCGTATACCCGTACACAGTCACCCCATCCAACCCTCCAAGCGACGGCAAGAAAGTGTGCCAAGTTAAGTCAGAATTAACATCGGGACGAAACAGAATCCGACCATGCTTACGCACAGCACGCCCCAACTCCCAACCCAACCTGAGGATAGCGTCACCCGTAAAGTAGGCGAGGAAGTCGGTGCGCCACAGCCAAGCCCGACGCACATTATCGTACATCCCCTTACCCGTGTTAAGCACACACACCTTCTCGCAATCGCCCGACCACGGACATAGATTAAACTCGTCGTGAAGCGTAGCGTGCGCCAACGTCAATCCGTAGGTAGGCACTGTCGCCGCCTCAAGTTTAGCGTTAGCCTTAGGGTTCGTGAGCAGGTCAGCAACGACAGGGGCGAACCCTCGCCCTTGACGTGCTCGCTCTATCGCTTTGTCAGCGAAGTGAATCGGGATACCCTGTAAACCACGGACATACCCATCCACTAGGACGTGGTCATAATCACTGTTGCGAAGCACACTGACCAGTGTGCGGCGCTTACGTACTGTCACTTCCATCTCATCTCCTTTTAAGTTTAACTTAACCCACTCTAGGCGCAGACCTATCCAACAATAGATAAGAGTCCGTCCACATATGATTACACTCGGAACAGTAGACCTCTTGATGCGCTACCGTACCGTCAATATGAACATTATCACCAACGATATCATCCGACCCGCATGCGGGACAGGACGACGGGTCAGGAACCTCAATCCGCATACTCTACACCAACCTTCCTTAGATGGGCGTCAAGCGACGACATCGTACCGCCATGGCGGGCGAGGGCATCATCGTAATCAGCGGGCGACCACTTCGCCTTCTGAATCACAGTCTTAACACGCCACGTGACCGAGCCGTACCACTCGTTGTACCACAGCCCCGTGTCTTTATCTTTACTGAATCTCATCACTATCTCCTCTCTCTTAAGTTTAACTTAACTCATCACCAAACACAGCATACAACCCCGACCGATAACGGTCAGTCTGATGACCGACATGCTCGTCGGGAACATTCACAACCCGAACCCTAAACGTCCGACCAAACACCTTATGGTCAGTCTCATAGAGATACGTGGTAAACCCGTAATCGTACGCTACGGGGGCGTTAGTCATTACTCTCAATCTCTCTCCTTTCTCTTAAGTTTAACTTAACTCACCAACTAGAAAGCCACTCGCCCATAGGTTGCGACTCAGTACAAGCGTCACAAGGAAAGCCACCCTCCTCATGCTCGCCCAACTCTTGATAGCAGATAGGACACAGCCCCAACCCGTCACAAACATCCGAGACAATAATCTCCGATAAATCCATAGTATCTCCTCTCTTAAGTTTAACTTAACCCGTCACTCATGGAAGAGCCACTCAGTGAACGGCTCCAACTCTCCACAAGGACAGACCACGCCATCCGTAAGGTCACGACAACACTCAGGGCACAACCCTAGCCCATCGTAACCATCGGCGGCGATAACCTCTGACCAGTCCATACTTATCTCCTCTCAATTTAAGTTTAACTTAACTCAGAATCTGAACATTACGAAGCACCATATCGTCACGCTCCCATAGGAAACGTAACTCCACATTCATCTCGTGCCAAAACTCATCAGGCTCGGCTCGCTCATCAAGCGAGACGAGATAACTAATGTACTCTTCCGTCATATCATCTCCTTAAGTTTAACTTAACTCACCATCGGATAGACTCCCGCTACTGCCAGTGGCCAGCCCGACCACGACACGCTAGGCGACGCGTCGCAGACTCTAAACATCACACGGCATGGCAGTAGCAAGAGCCACCCTATGTCACCCTTACGGGCAGTAGGCAACCCCGCCACGACAGCGGGGGAGTCGTCCCCCCTTTCGGGGGGACACTTGCCCCAACACTCACGCCTTGACAGCGAGAGCCTTAGCCTGAAACTTAGCCAACTTGTCCGCCACGTACAGCGACAGCGTAGTCAGGTCGGTCTCATTCATTCCATCGATGATGGCACAAGCCCTACTGAAAGCCGTGTCATTCGACGAAACCTTAACCTTGCCACCTTCGGACTCGTCCGACTCTTCGCCGTTACCTTCTCCCCCGACCTTAGGGTCGGCAGCCTTCTTAGGTTCGACCTTGGCAGGGAAGAGAACCTTCTCAGCCTTGGTCAGCGAGCCATGCTTGGTCACGAACGCCTGAGCGGTCATCTCAGCGGGATAGGTCCCCGCCTTCTGAGCCTTGGCGAACGCCTTGATAATCCGACCAGCGAGGGACAATTGTACGCCGAACGAATCCGCCGAACACTTGTCCTGCCAAGCCTTAGGAAGGGCAGAGTAAAGTTGCCCAGCCGTAGCATTCGTCGGCTTAGCCTCAGCAAGGATAATGTAGCGGACAGACAGCGTCAGGATGGCTCCCTCAACATCTGCCCAACATTCCTTGGCGACCGCCTTGAACGTGGCAAGTGTATTAACAGTACTAGTACTCATCGTACTCTCCTTCTATGTAATCTAGGTTTATCGTTGATACTCTCCTCCCGACCTTCCATCGGATTAAGTTTGTCTTAACCGCCCCGATGGTATTGGTCGGGACACTATCGGGTCGGGTTCAGGATTTCGGATTATGCTGGTAGCAGCCTGTTTCAGGGTGCGATGTGATGCGACCGGCATGCGAGGGGGGTGCATGGCCCCCCTACCCCGTCAACTGCAAAAGGAGTCCCCCCACGGAGGGCCAAATCTATAGTTGTGGATATGTTGGGGGTGGGGTTAGTGGAAGCCTGCGGTGGCGATGGGTGTTCTGGCTACTATGCAGGGCTTATATATGGCGATGGCGACACTGTAGGTGGCGCTGAATGGGTCAAATGTTGTTGCTAGATGGAGGTAGTGTTCGTCTTCTCCGACTACATAACCTGTGCTGAAGATATGTCTGTGGGGGTGTTTGGTGTCTAGGTCGTACCATTCGTCTTCTATGCTGAAGGAGTCCCACCATTCTATGATGTGGATGGGGGGTGTTTTGTGTTCGTTCACCATTTCACCTTGTTTGCCCAGTACGCTGCGGACATCGGGCCTTTGGCGATGTTGCTGGCATGTCGTGCTTGGAATGATTCGCGTCGTTTGCGGTAGGAGGCTGTTTCTCCTGCTTTGCGGGGTGAGCCGCTGACGCCTTGTTGGCCGAAGCGGATGGTTTTGATTTGGTCGCCTTGTTTGGCGACCACCACATGGGATTTGGTGGGGTGGTTGGGGGTGCGTTTCGGCTTGTTGTAGCCTGTGACTCCCGCTCTGGTGAGGCGTGGGTCTTTATTTGCCACGGCGTACCCCTGAGATTCGCTTGAGGCGCGGGTTGGCTTTGACGGCAGCGGGGCTGGCTTTGCGTGCTCCTGCTGCGAGGATGGCTCCTGCTCGTTCCATGCTGATGCCTTGTTTTTGGGCGATTTCTTTTTGGACTGCTTTGAATCCGCGATGCTTTTTTTTGGCTGCCATGTCGTCGCCTCAGTAGTCCATGTTGTTCTTGCGCGTTTGTGAAATCTTCTTGGAGGCTGTTTTCTTCTTGGGGCGCGGCCCGTACTCGGCCCGCTTCTCAGCCTTGGATTCACGGCGCTCATGCTTCGCGCCTTCCTTATGGGAGGCTCCCTTCATGAGGGAGCCGTCAGGCATGCGATGCATTCCTTTGGGTGTTTTCTTTGTTGCCATTGTCGCCGCTCCTGTCGTCGCTCTCGTTTAACTAGTTACTGTATCCAGTCGCGGCGCTGGGCTAGCGACTGGATAACTATATGGCCCCTATCCTTAGCGTTACCCGTTACATAGTGAACAAGTGAAACAGGAGACCGAGGTAACGAGGAATCCTGTTGTTGATGGCACTAGAAGAAAACATTTTGGACGCCCGCCAAGAGGCGTACATCGGGTGGCTTTGCACACCCCCTCAGGAACGTGAGCCAGCCAGCAAAGAGGCTTACGCCGCTTCCATCGGTGTGAATGTCACCACGCTCCGCCGATGGGAGAAAAAGGACGTATTCCGCAAAGCATGGCAATCCCGCGTAGACGACGTTCAAGGGTCGCCTGAGCGGAGCCAACGACTGTTGGATACGCTCTACGACAGGGCGTTGACTGGGGATATCAAGGCCGCCCAGTTGTATCTTCAGGCGACTAACCGTATGGCTCCGCCTACGGTGACTGTTAAGTCTGAACGTGCTACAGCGGAGTTGTCTGACCAAGAGTTGGATGAACTGATTTCTGCTATGGCTTCCCGTGAGCGGGAGGCTCGGGTTTCGCACCTTAAGGCGATGTAACGAATGGGTTCTTTAGTTGAATGCTTGAACTGTGGTGAGGAGTATCCGCCCACGGCTTGCCGTTGGCGGTGTCCTAACTGTGGGTTTAAGGATTCGTGTTGTGATGGTGAACCCGCCGATGATTCTTGTGGAGACTTTGAGTGAGCATTTCTAACTATCTTGAGAACAAGTTGCTGGATACGCTCCGCAACCAGTCTTTGGCGGTGGCAGCCGTCTATGTGAAGTTGCATACTGGCGACGCTGGTGAGGATGGGACGGCTAACGCCGCGTCCAATACGACTCGTCAGGCTATTTCGTTTTCGTCTGCTGCTAGCGGGTCTATGGCTTCGTCGGCTTCGGTTACGTGGACGAACGTCTCTGCAACTGAAACGTATTCTCATTTCTCGCTGTGGGATGCTTCGTCTGCTGGCAACTGCCTGTGGTCGGGCGCTCTTTCGTCGTCAGCCTCCGTTTCGGCTGGCGACACTTTCCAGATTACTAGCCTCACATTGACGCTGGACTAATCAATGGCCACTAACTTCCCCACGTCGCTTGATGCGCTAACTAACCCTGCGAGCGGTGATGCGCTTAATAACCCGTCGCATTCGGCGCAGCACGCCAATGCGAACGACGCTATTGAGGCTTTGCAAGCCAAGGTTGGTGTTGATAGTTCTGCCGTTACTACCAGTTTGGATTATAAGGTTGCTCAGGCTGCGACATTGACTGGTACGCAGACGTTGACAAATAAGACTTTGACTGCCCCTGTTATCAATGGTGCTGTGCTGAAGGAAACCGAGGAGACTTGGAACGTTTCGGCTACTGCCGCTACTGGCACTGTGAACATGGATGTCAATACTGCAAGCGTCTGGTATTACACCAGCAATGCGACGGCAAACCACACGTTGAATATTCGTGGCAACTCGTCAACCACGCTTTCTAGTTTGCTTGCGATTGGTGACTCAATTACTGTTGTGTGGGCGAACACAAATGGCACCACCGCCTACTATCCAAACGTCATCAAGATTGATAACGCTTCCACCAACTATGAGGTAACAGTAACCGCCAAATGGCAGGGTGGCACGGCCCCGACTGCTGGAAATGCGTCGTCTATTGATGTTTATTCATTGACGATTGTGAAAACTGCTGACCCAAATCCGGGTACTACGGCCCCGACGTATACGGTGTTTGCTTCGCAGACACAGTTCAAGTAAGGGTCGTTTATGCCGCTTGTTGGTACTCGTGCGAACGCTTCGGCTGGCGCTTTAGGATTTGGTGCGAAGAAGGGCAAACTGCCGTATATGTGGGTCGTCGTCGGGTCGTCTGGCGCGATGCAAACATCAACGGATTTGCCCTCATCGTCAATGACTTGGACAGACAGAACATCCAGTTTTGGTAGTACTGCGATTTATAACATTGCTTCTAGTGGAAGTAGATTCGTTGCTGTTGGCGCGAGTGGCAAGTTGGCTACAAGCGACAATGGCATAGATTGGACTCAACGAACATCGTCGTTTGGTGGCACAACATCAATCTTTTCAGTTGGGTATGGAAATAAAGAATGGGTTGCTGTTGGTACAAGCAAACTTGCGTATTCAACAGATAATGGTGCAACATGGACACAGTTTTCTGTCGCATCGTTTTCTCCCGCGACCTCTGTTGGTTCTGCCCCCAAGTATGGTAATGGCTATTGGGTTGTCGGTGGGAATAACGGCGACTTGATTTATGCAACAAGTGTAACTGGGACATGGACACGGGTAGCCTCTGGCTCGGGAGGCACAACATTGGGAACTGGCGAGAATGTTGTGTCTGAATATTTCTCAAATGTTTCACTTTGGGTGATTGGTTCAGACACAAACTCAACGACAAACGCCATAGCCAGTGCATCTACGCCCAACACATGGACAGCCCGAAGTCTTCCTAATAGCGCGGCAGTAAACCAACAGTTCGCATCTAATAGTTCAACAATCATTATTGCTACAAATAACTAAGTGAGGGATAATGCCTGGGTCAGTATTCAATATCCAAAGTTCGACTAATGGAACATCGTGGGGAGATAGAACACCCGCAGATACGGGCGGCAATCTGATTTATAACTCTATTGCTGTTGATGATGCAAACCGCATTTTGGTATTGCAGGATGATGGTGATTTTCAGGTATCAGCCAACGGCACTGCATGGGTGACTGCTGGAAGTTTGAATGGTATTACCATGCCAGTACCGAATGGGCTTTGTCATTCGGCAGGAGTTGTTTCGTCACGATGAACATGATTATTCATTCGTTCGTTAGCGGTCCATATCGGGCAGAAGTTACCGATACCTTTTATGTCAATGTCTACAACAACGACAAACTCATCGACTGGCCTGGACCGTGGGACAACGAAGAAGGCGCGCGTGCATGGGCTGAAGAAATCATTGTCAAATATGATTTGTTCGGCACTCAGGAGTCTCTACCGCTAGGAATCTAACATGGCGGCATTATACGATTCCTTAGAACTATACGAGAACACATCGTTCACGTATGAGGGTATGCCATTGCGCACTGCTACGGGCAGTGGCGCAGGAACCCAGTCGGCAACGGGAGTTGTAACCAAACTCCGCGATGCCTCTGGCAGTGGCACGGGAACAGAAACCGCCTCAGGTCTTCGCACTGTCGTCGCTACAGCGACCGCTTCTGGCGCTGGAACGTCTTCCGCTTCTGGTCTAATCACTAGGTTGCGTACCGCAACGGCGAGTGGGCAAGGAACAAGCACCGCTGACGGTGCTGTGTCCCATCTAGAATCAGCATCTGGTTCTGGCACTGGCTCCTCAACAGCAACTGGTCTACGTACCGCAATTGTTGATGCTTCCGCTAGCGGTACTGGTTCCAGTGCAGCGACACGGATTGTTGTTTCTATTCGTTCCGCCACTGGTTCTGGCGCTGGTACTGCTAGTGCTAGTGGACTGAAGTTAACTATTGCTTCTGCTTCTGGCAGTGGCACTGGTTCTTCGTCCGCCACGGGCGTTCGCATCGCAGTAGTTACGGCCAGTTCATTTGGCACTGGTTCTTCTATTGTTGTTCAGTTGCGCACGGTTTACCGTGACGCAACTTCTAGCGGTAGCGGCACTTCTGATGTTGTCAGCGGGAAACTGATAGAGCGTTCCGCATCTGGCGATGGTGCTGGTGGCGTGGATGTTGCTCTTTGGGTAAATGGCGGGCAAGGTTTGGATAGCACAATCATGATGAGGCGTATCGTTCCAGTGGGCTATCCGCCCAAGGATAAGATTTGGCTTAGACAGAACTAAAATGGATTTATCTGAACTTCTCAACGAGAAGGAATGGCGCGCTTGTCGCGGCCCTTCCGACGCCAGTATTGACGAACTTGTAAGCGCGTTTGCTTACTTCTGTGAGAACTACTGGGCGATTAAACATCCAGAACGTGGACGTATTCTATTTGAGTTGCGTGAAGCGCAGACAGAAACTATTCGTGCTTGGATGTCCAACCGTTATAGCGTGGTTCTGAAGGCACGTCAGATTGGTTTCTCCACTCTGGCTGCCGCCTACGCTTTCTGGCTTGGGTTCTTCTGGCCCGATAGGTTCATCGTCATGCTTTCACGCACGGAGCGTGAAGCAGCGAAGTTGTTGCAGAAGTCCAAGTATGGCTACAAGTTTCTTCCGCAGTGGATGAAGCAACGTGGCCCTCAGTTAACTTCGGATAACCAGTTGAAGATGACGTTTGCTAACGAGTCGGCTATTGAGTCGTTGCCGTCTGGCAATGACCCTGCTCGTGGTGAGTCGGTGTATTTGGTGATTGTGGATGAGATGGCGTTCTTGCCGAATAGCGAAGAGGCGTGGGCTTCTATTGAGCCTATTGCTGACGTTGGTGGTCGTGTTATTTGTTTGAGTACGGCGAACGGTTCGGGCAACTTCTTTCATCATCTATGGACTGGGTCGCAAACTGGAACGAACAACTTTAAGGGTATTTTCTGGCCGTGGTCGGCTGGCGACCGTGACGACGACTGGTATGAGGCTAAAGAGAAATCTATGCCTTCATGGCAGTTGCATCAGGAATATCCGCGTAGCCCCGAGGAAGCGTTCATCAAGTCGGGTAACCCCGTGTTTGATGTGGATGCTCTACGTGCTTTGCAGGTTGAGCATCCTGAGCGGGGTTATGTGCATGTGCTCAGCAAGAAGAATATTGAGTTGAGGATAACTCCTGATGGCGAGTTCGCTGTTTATGAGCGTCCTCGCCCTGATGCTGTGTATGTGATTGGCGCTGACGTTGCTGAGGGTTTGTCGTATGGCGACTATTCTTCTGCCCATGTAATTGAAGCACAATCGCACAAAGTAGTTGCGCATTGGCATGGTCATATTGAGCCTGACCTTTTCGGCGACCTTCTCGCCGAAATAGGTTTCTGGTACAACGGCGCACTACTCGGTGTTGAGAACAACAACCATGGTCTGACCACATTGAAGGCTCTTCAACGGTATGGCTACAAGAACCTCTACCGCACCCGTCGTTTGCAGCAGCGGAACCCTGAGGCTACAGAGATTCTTGGTTGGCGTACGACGACAGCGACGAAGCCGCTGGCGATTGACGAGTTGGCTGCTGCTATCCGAGATGGGGATATTGCCCTGTCGGATGACCATACAATTCAGGAGTTGATTACGTTTGTTCGCAATGCGAACGGGCGTATGAATGGTTCTCCGCATGACGACCGTGTCATGTCGCTGGCTATTGGGTGGCAGATGATGAAGTATGTATGGCTGCCCGAGTATCGGGTGGACGCACCCCCGCCCGCTTACAGTCTTGGTTGGTTTGAAAAGTTCATTATTAGCGAAGAAGCACCATTTAAACGTGTTCCTATTGGGGCATATAATGTCCGTGGCGAGAGGTAACGCAGGGGTTTAATGGTGATGGGTGCGATTAACTGTCAGGAATGCGGCAACTTGTTCACGTTTGATGTCATGCCTCGGCGTGGCGCATTGTGCTTTAAATGCCATTTGCAGGGCATTCGCCTTGGATTTACCCATGGCAAACAAGATTTCCATGGCCCCACCATTGTGGAGCGGCAGCGCCTGCAGGAGAAGCAGGCTGCTGACGCTGGGATTAAGGCTGAACCTGTCGGGTCGCGGTGGGTGTGATTTGACATGTGGTGGGTTCCGATTGTCGTGGCGCTTATTGGTGGCCCTTTGATGTGGGGGTTGCACCGCTTTGACAAGCGGAATACCGAACAGCATGGTCAGAACATGCAGGTTCTCAAGAGTATTGAGAAAAAGATTGACAAGGTTGATGACCGTTTGCACGGTCATATTGAGTGGCATATTGGCCAGAAGGATGATTGACGTGGGTTATAAGGATGCTTTCAAGCGGGCTGTTGCCACCTTTATTGCTGGTGCTACCGCTTCGCCTGCGACAGCGGCAGTGTTCAATATTTCGTTTGTGAAGGCCGCGGGTATTGCTGGTCTGATTGCGGTATGGAACTGGTTGGGCCGTTCGGCTCAGGTTTGGAACAGTGATGGCTCGGACTCCTAATAGCGAGATTCTCGCACGCTACAAGCAGCACGTCGCCAAGTCT